ATAGCAGATGATGATCCAGCTGTTCCGTTCACTTGTACGAGATAAGACGTCAAACCTGTGGAGTTCGCTGCGCCACCTAGAAGATTGTATGGACGCAAGCCAAATGGGGCATCAAGATTTGTACCAGCCATTATCTAGTCCTCTTCTAATTATCGGAGCCGCCTTTAGCCCCGAAGGTTACACGAGATTGCCGATCATTATGTATCGGCATCGAACTATGTTGTTCCCTCATTAGGTCATTATCTACAGCGGTCATTTGATCTGCCGTTTTTTCACGATAAAATCTATCACGCTCAGATTTTGACTCATTAGGGAATCTTGCTAAAATAAGCCCCCCAACTCCGATTACTCCCGCATGTTTACCATCTTGTATGGTAGGAGCAGCAAAATCAGGATACTCATCGGCGCGAACTAATTCAAAGCCTTCGCGTAAGCGAGCTGAAAGATTTTTATTATCATCATAACCCATAACTGATTCACGGATCCAACGATGTACATATCCTTCAGGCGGTGGTGGTGCGTCTAATGAAGACGGAGGAGTCCAAGGTTTACGGCGAGATTCTTTTTCTCGAGTGGCAGTATTGCGTGGGGTACGATCCATGATCTATTCCTTCACGATTGTAAGCGAGCTAATTGCTTCGCATATTGTTCATAAGATACACCTAATTTATCTGCGATTGCAACCTGAGAAGGTGTTAATTTGATTTTTTTATTGGTGGACTTGCCCGATGGCCTTGAAGCCCCAGCTACCGGAGCACGAGTATTTGATCTGCTTCCCTGTTGAAATTTATGAGGAAATTCATCACGCATACGTTTATCTAGCTCATCATAATACTCATCAGAGGATGGATCAAAATATTCTTCCTCTATAAGTTTTTTATGTATGCTAAATGCTGTGAGCGTCATAGGCTCATCTTGCCCAAACCAAGTATTCCGCTCTGCCCATGACCTAGCTTTTGGGTCTGGCTGATTATTCTGTTGTTGCTGCGGAGCTGCTTGTGGCTGCTGTTGTGGAGCTGCTTTACGTTGCTCTAACTGTTGTTTAGCCACATTAAGACGCTCTGTTTCAATTGCTAATTTAGCAATCGCTTTTTGAGCTTCTATTTGTGCATCAACATCGCCGACGTTGATAGCTTCACTAAGCTTCTTTTTGAGAACATCTTCTTGTGATGTTACTCTTTGATCATACTCACTTATGTACGATTCATCAATTTGAGAACTGCGTTTTTGAAGCTCTTCATTTTGAGCTTGAACAGATCTAGCATATTCAGTAGCTGCTTTTTCACGTCGCTCAGCTTCACGCATTTTGTAGGTGAGTTTTTCGATACGCTTTTTGACTTTGTCGCTGTAACCTTCGAGGTCATCTTCTGACGCGGCTTCTTCGACTGTACTTTCTGCGTTTTCTTCACTGACGGTTTCTTGGTTTTCTTCACCGCCTTTTTGCTCTTCTGTGTCATTTTCCAATTCCACTTCTACAACATCATCTTCTAATTGTTTAGCTTCAGGCATAAGATCACTCCTATGTGTGGATTATATCTTCAGGATTACTAATAGTGGCTAATACCTCATCATCATTTAATAAACGAACTTCGCCACCATCTATTTTAAATCTACTACCAGCATAACGACCAAAAATTACCCAATCACCTTCTTTACACCAAGGACCAGTATCGCCAAATTTATCTTGGTCTTTATATGCAAGAGGACCGACTTTGACCACATAACCACAAACAGTAGCTAGTGCTTCACGGTCTACATGTTGATCTGGTAAGTACACACCGCCTTCAGTTTTACCTTTACCACGGTAAGGCAAAATCAAAATACGCCAACCAGAAGGCTGAGGTAGTTTTTCTTTTGCTGTTATATTTTCGGGAGATGTTTCTTTTTTACGAGGTTGTGCAGCGACTTTTGCATATCGCTCTGGAACAAATAGAGTTTTACTCATGTTCTATCCTTTTTAGCAGGAGATCTAGTTCCTGTTTAATTGTTGCAAGTTCTACAAGCCGAGCTCGTAGTTCCTTGAATGCAGTAATATCATCAACTGAACCATGTATTAATTGTTCAGTAATCATATTTTCTCGTTCAACGATTATATTACGGAGTTTTTCATGGATGTAAAGGGTAGACATCTATGTTTTACGAACTTTCTTTCGTTTTTTAGCAGTTTTAGCTGCATTTTTAAAATCAGCGGCTGATGGTGCGCCTTTCTGTCCGGGTTTACGCATGGGCTTACCACTGGCTCTACGCTTTGCGATATTCCTGTATAAACTCATTTTTTAAATCCTTTAATACCTCTTATACCAAAACTTGCTCCAATTGAAGCATACATAGCCCATTGGAACCATTCCGGTGTGCGGGATAAAGCATCAAACCCACGCTCTACATAAGGCTGTAAAGGCGGGATGAAACACATCCCAATAATAACAATGAATAAAATAGTCCATGCCTCATCCTTCCAGCTATTGTCAGATGATTGCGCCATTATTTTTTCCCACCCTGCCTCATGGGTGGCAGCAACTTTCATAACCTCAGCTTCGGCTTCTGCTTTAGCCTGAGCAACTCTACCTTTTGCTTTAGTTTGCTCTATTTTAGATTCCATAAAAGAACCAGCTAAATTAGCTATTGGACCAATAAGTGCCTGTATCATCTTGATAAAACTCCTTTTGGTAAGGGCTTACAACTCCACCCAACTGCTTTATATCCTCGCATATGCACATGCACTCTTTCTGCTAAAACAAAAGCATGGCTCATACAAGATTTTTCTGTATCATGCCATTTTTGGGCTTCTAAAAAAGTACATTGTTCACGCTGTACTGCACTTGTACCAATAAGACATGCTATAACTATAGCTTGATACATCATTTCCGTGCCATCCAAGCTGTAGTTCCCATATAAGCACCGACAATACCAGCTCCAGATATGTAAAATAAATTACTAATATCTGATAATGCTTCTACTCTTTCAAGCGGCACGAAAAACATAGCAACAGTAAATGCGCCCATAGCGATTAAAGTAAATCGCGCCATTCTAAGTTGAGCAAGGTTTTTGCGTAATTGCGTTTCTGTTTGTTTAATTTCTTTGATATGAGATAGTTCTTCATCGCTTACGATGCCATCACCATCTTCATCGTACTCTGCGTAAATAGATTCTTTTTGCAGTTTTTTCTGCGGCATTTACCTCACGCCTCTGAATTTAATTCCCCTTGATGCTGCACCACGCCCACGTGATCTATTACCCATATTGGCTATCTCACCTTCTGGTGGAGAACCATCTGATCGTTTAGCAATACCTCTGCGCTTAAATTCTTCAAACGACATAGTTTCATCATAATTGCCATCAAAAAACATTTCCCGTAGTTCTTGGTCAGGATCCATTGGTATTTCTTTTACATCAACATCTTTATCTTTAGCCATAATTATCTCCTAACTTCCAAATAAATTTTGTTTAAAGGCCTCAAGGCTGAACGGTTGCACACCTTGTGTTCGTTTACCAGTGAACGTTCTTGCTGGTGCGCTTTTTTGATAATCGCCCGAGTATGTCATACCTGTTCTTGTATCCATATAGCCACCAGGAATTGATACGATATTATCGGCTAATTGTTGCAAACCTCGTTGCATATCTTCTAGTGTGCCAACTTGTCTAGCTTTTACGCCAAATGCAGATGGACCTACACTTGTTGTTGGCTTTCCACTAGCAATACCTACATTTTGAGAAGTAGAAAGATTACTTTGTCGTTGGTTCATCATGTCGTTAATAGCATCAATAGCCTGTTGCTGCGGTGATGGTGATCCTGCAGGAGCTTGTGATGGTGCAGGTGCATCATCTGGTCTACCTGTATATCCAGTTGCGGGAGTTTGCCTACCGCTCGCTATACCTGTCTGTGGCATATCTGCCAACGCTCCTACAATACTATCTCTACCAACAATAGAATCTGATACAGCAGTCTCACTTGGTGTTTTAGGTTGATTCATTTGCTTACCAAGTATAGAATTAGTAAGACCAAGTGCTAATTGTTGTGGGATTGAAAGTCCTTTAACCAAAGCTGTTCCAGCACCAAAAGGAGTATTTCTTCCTGGGACCACCATATCGTATATATTATCAAATAAACTTTTTTTCTGGTCGTATCCGATAAGACCTAAAATACCTTGATCATCTTGAAGTACACCATCCCTATAATCATCTGGTGTGAAAACACCTAAACTTCTACCAGTGCGTCTAGACTCATTTATTGCTGCTTGTACTGCTGCACGTTCTGCCGCTCTATCCGCAGCTCTATCGCGTTGGGATTGCCTATTATCTCTATCTTCAGATCTATTTCCACCACCAGCACCTGGACCAGAGGGATCATTAGCTCTGCCTGCTTCGTCTTCTCCAGCAAAACCTCTAGGCATTAACCTCTCCTATTAGCTGTGCGTTGTAATGCTATTTGTGCTCGCATAGCTGCAATATCTTCTGTACTTCCAATACGCTCACGTTGGATTGCAGCTTGTTCATTAGCTTTTTGTTTATTAAACTCAAGCTCCATTTGCTCTTGCCGAGCATCCTGCATTTGATCTTGTTGCCGTAATGCAAGCTCTTGTTGTTTTAATTCTACAAGCGGATCTTTTTGTTGCGCGGCTAATAACTGTGATTCTTGCTGCAAATACTCTGTTACTAATTGTGCCTCTATTTGATCTACCATATTTTGCATAGCTTCGGGAGGCATTTGCTGACCAGTATTTTGCATATTCATCATTTGCTGTTGTGCAACCATTTGTGCTTTTAATGTCAAATGTTCAAAAATATGCGTCTGTAAAATCTGCATTGCAGCAGGATTACCTTTTACAACAATACTATTCATAAATGCTAAATGTGATTGTATATGAGCATCATGGTTTTGTTGCGGGAATGCTTTTAATTGTTGTTTGCCAGCTAGTGCCATCTGTAACAAACCATTTTCTGTGATAGCATTTGTAGGTTGTGGCTGTTGCGGAGGTGTTAATATCTGTTCAATATTATCTACCCCTAACGCACTATACATTCTACGATATGCTTCATAGACATTATGCATTTGTGGATTGGCTTGTGCCAATTTTAATTGTTCACTAGCTAAACTCACACGTTGAGACATACTAAATATATTAGGATTAGCTACAGGAACAATATCAACCCGACCGTCAAAATCACTAGCTTTTAATCCAGGCTGATTACCTGTGACATTGTATGAATAATCACTGCCATCTGTGCCAATAATTTCCGCAAGCAATTTAAATTCTTGCTTCATAGCATTGTACAAACGCTTATGCACTGCCGACATAATACGGCTACCACGTTCCATCAAGGCAACAGTTGTGCCTACAGGCATTTCTGTATTTTGGATATTACCTGTGCCTATATCTGTCGTACCTACAAATTTTTGCGCTGCCTGAACTACAAAACCAAGCAGCTGGAACAGAGTCGCGCTCGGCTCTTTATAGGGCAAAGGTAAGAGCGAGCCGCGTAGCTCCGTTCCAACAACATCGACATCTCGCCACTCTCCAGGTTGTAGTGGTTGGTCGTCATCTCGGATACGCAAACCTCTAGCCTTAAATCCTGCTGGCATATTTGATAAAGTACCAGCATCTATAAGCTGCCGTAGGTTAGCCGTAGCTGTACGCGATAGATTACCTAGTAAATGAATCAAGCCGTTACCGTAAAAACCTAATCCTGGAGTAAACATATAATGAATAAAGAACTGTTTTTTACGTTTCATAGGGTCTGTTTCCGCATAATTACGGTAAATAGACAAAACTTCACCAGAATCAGCAGAAACTGTAACAATATACGGTAATTTTATACCTGTTTCCTCACCATCTGCATCTTTATCAGCAAAATCTGCCAAATCTAAGAAACAATGGCACTCATACAGTGTAATTTCTTCATATGTACCCTGCTTTTCTACACCAGCAAGCTCTTCTTTAGTCTCTTTCAGCTCATCATACTCACCTTCACCAGCAGATATTTCAATATCGCGGTAAAAACCATTAACTTGCTGCTTGCGTAACTCATTTTCGGTCATACGAATGATGTGTGTAGCACGTTCTGCACTCGCAAGATCAGTTGCACTGTACGGCACAAGCAAATCTTCGGCCTGTACAAACTTACTTACCTGTCTGCCAAGCTGCGGATCGGGATAAATTTTCTTAAATGCACTACCACATAACCCTAGATAGTATAACATCTGATCAAATTCAGAATCATACTCTTCCATAATATGCAGTATTTGATAATTCATCTCTTGTTTAATACGTTCTGCCTGTTTTTCCAGTTCAGCAGTTGTATCACCCAAGACTTGTGTGCGGACAGGACCGCTCGGTGGTAATAATTCTTTATATGCTTGTGCTTGGAACTGGCTAACAGCCTCATTCAACATAGGGTGTATTACACCAGTAGCTCCTTGGAACGGTTCTGTACGGTTATCATACTTAATACCAAGTAAATTGAGACCTTTGGTATAAGTGCTTAACCATTCATTACGAGATGCTTTATCCTCATCTACTTTTTCCAACACCATACTAGATATACCAGTAAGTTCATCCTCATCAATAAACTCAGCAAGGTTATCCATAAATTTTGCTTCACCCTTTTCTTTATCTTCAGGGGCAGCAAACTCAACAGAGCCATCTTCTAATGTAGACATTTCCATACCATCGAATGATGGTTCGGGGGCAGCAGTAGGTAGTTCTATTTCTAATTCATCATCTGGCAATGGATTACCAACCAATGCCATCTCGCGTTCAACATTATTAAAGGGACTTTTCTGTACCGCCACTTGACTTACCTCCCTGTATCAAACGCAATTTAGGCCGATCCACTTTTTTCACATCATCAAGAACTTCTTCTATCAGCTGTTTTAACTCTTCCACTCTAACCGTAATAGGCTGTACTTCTGGGGGGTGCATCGACATAATCGTTATAATCCTCTGGGTGCTGTATAAACCCACCTTCGCGGAAACGTCGGAGAGCCTGTGTTACTGTATCAACAAAATCATCATTTTCGCCAACAGGAAATGAGGCACACTCCTCTATCACTTCCTCTGCCCAACGAGTATCTGGAGCCCATACTAAACCACTTTCTAGGATTGGCGCAATGGAGTTTACACGAGTAAATTTATCATTACCTCTACTCGGCGCATAATTCTGCACCGGAATACCCATACTTCGTAATTCTTGCGTCAGCGGCATACCTGTTGCTTTTGCTTCAATAATCACACATTCTGGTTCCCAGTAATCATATTCTTCTTTTGCTATACGTTTTAATTCTGGGAAATCCCATCGGCCACGTCGCGCATCACATAGAATAATGTTTGGTGGTTCTCCATCAACTGGATAAAATACACCCCATGTTGTTATTGCACTATAATCAGCATTCTCTTTTTTACTAAATGCCGTATCATAAGACTGCATTACATAACTTAATTTAGGTATATCTTCTTTATCCCACTGCTTCCACCACTCGCGTTTTAATATAGCTGTAGTTTCACTCGTCGGATTTTGCTGCCATTGCGCTTCCCACTTACCTACGGATAATGAAGCCTTAACCTTTAACAACTCATCTTTTTTCCAAAACTCAGGCCACAATACTTTATCATCTTCTAATAAAGCAGGGAACTCTACTACTTCCCACTGGTCAGCCAGTACATCTCGCGCCTGTTGTTTTAATAATTTACCCGTCAAATCAATCTCTGACCAACGCGTCATTACAATCACAATTGATCCTCCAGGCTGTAAACGCTGCCGTGGACCACTTGTATACCACTCATAAGCATTCTCTAATGCTGCTGGTGACATTGCATCTTGTTCACTATGCGGATCATCAATAATCATTAAATCCGCACCACGACCTGTAATCGCACCGCCAACACCAGCCGCAAAATATTCA